GGCGATCGTACGGCAGCAGGAGGCGCCGCGAGTGCCGCGGCGGGGATAACGACCGATGTACGGCTCCTACGGCGCCGAGCGCCCCGCGCCGATCGCGCAGGGCCTGGAGCTCGACGACCTCGATGAGGAAGAGGTCAAGGCCGCGATCCAGCGCGAGCTCGACAGCGCCCTGGGCCAGGACGGCGGCACGCTGAGCCAGGAGCGGCTGACGGCGCAGAAGTATTACAACGGCGAGCCATTTGGGAACGAGGTGCCTGACCGCAGCCAGGTCGTGATGCGAAGCGTCTTGGAGGCGGTGGAGTGGGTGCTGCCGGCGTTAATTAGAATCTTTACGGCATCAAACGACCAGATCTGCATCGTCGAGCCGCCGCGGCCGGGCACCGAGGCGGCGGCAAAACAGGCGACCGACTACGTCAATCACATTTTCTGGCGGGAGAACCCCGGGTTTCTGATCCTGCACGACTGGTTCAAGGACGCTTTGCTGGAGAAGGTCGGCTGGACGAAGTTTTGGTTCGACACGCAGCAGGTCGTCGAGACGCAGAGCTACACCGGGCTGACCCGCGAGCAGTACGACGCGCTGAAGGGCGCAGACCCCGACGTCGAGGTCGTCAAAGAGAAGAGCTATTTGCAGAAGGAGGACGAGTTCAATCTCGACCGGCCTTTTGTGCCTCCCCCTCCTCCGGAAATGTCGCCAGGGCCTTCAGCACCGCCTGTCGGCGCGCTTCCCAGCGGTGCCGCTGCCGGTATGGCGCCGCCGCAAATGCCTCCAGGGCAGCGTCCAGTGTTGCCCGCGCCGCCGCCGGGTGCTCTGTCTCCGCCATTGCCGCCTCCCGTCGAAGTCGAACTGTGGGATTGTACGCTGCGGGTGACACGGACCAACGGTCGCGTCCGCATCGAGAACGTGGCGCCGGAGGAGATCCTGCTCTCCCGCCGCTCCAAGCGCGGCGACGTGCCGTTCCTCAGCCACCGCCGCCGCTGGACGATGAGCGATCTCCTGCAGCAGGGCTACGACGAGGAGTGCTTGGACCTGGTGCCGCTGGACGACAGCCAGGAGTGGAACCAGGAGCGGGTCGAGCGGCACCGCGATTCAGTGCGTTGACGAGATCCCGTTTGTCGACATCTGCCCGATCCCGGCGCCGCACAAGCTGGTCGGCATGTCGCTCGCCGACCTGGTGATGGACCTGCAGCTGATCAAGTCGACGCTGTTCCGCACGATGGTCGACAACGCTTTTCTCAGCAACTGGCCGCGGGTCGAGGTCGCCGACGATTCGGTCAACGAAAACACCTACGACGACCTTCTGACACTGCGCCCTGGAGGTGTCGTCCGCACTAAGCGGCTTGGCGGCGTGCAGCCGATGACGATTCCCTACGTCGCCGATAAGTCTTTCCCTCTGATGGAGTATCTCGATCAGACACAGGAGGTGAGGACTGGTGTCGCTCGACACAATCAAGGGATCAACCCCGACGATCTGAACAAGACGGCTACAGGGGTCAGCCTGTTGCAGCAGGCGGCGGCGCAGCGGGTCGAGCTCTTCGCCCGCATCTTTGCCTTTGGTGTCGAGCGCTTGATGCGCGGCATCCTGGGCCTGGTGCGGCGTCACCAGCAGCAGGAGCGCATCATCCGGGTGACGGGCGGCTGGCTCAGGGTCGACCCGGAGCAGCTGCGCGAGGAGATGCCGGTGACGGTGTCGGTTGGGCTCGGCACCGGCAACCGCGACCAGGTATTGCAGCACCTGATGCAGATCGTGCAGCTGCAGGGCACCATCGTGCAGCAGCAGGGCGGCCCGAACGGCCCGCTGGTCTACTCGCACAACGTCTTCGATGCCTTGAAGGCACTGCAGGAAAACGCCGGCTTCAAGAGCTCCTTCTTCACCGACCCGTCCCAGCCGCCGCCGCCGGGCGCGCAGCCGCAACAGGGGCCGCCGCCGGACCCGGGGATGATGAAGGCACAGGCGGCGATCCAGGCACTGCAGATGAAGGCGCAGGCCGACGCGCAGGCGATGCAGCAGAAGGCGCAGCTAGAGGTCGGGTTGCAGCAGCAGAAAGCGCAGCAGGAAGCGCAGCTGGCGCAGCAGCGCCTCTCACATGAGCTGGCGCTAGAGCAGCGGCGGGCCGAGCAGCAGATGGAGCTGGAGAGGCAGAAGTCGGCCAACGACATCGTCATCGAGCGGTCCCGCGCCGAGGCGCAGGCACAGGCGCAGATGCGCGAGATCGAATTGAAATACGCCGCGGGAGCCTACTCGCAGCAGCCGCCGCAGGCGCCGCCGAACGGGGCGGGCGGGTGAGTGAATGTCCTGGCCGCTGGGTTGTCGCTGGTGCTGTTGCACCGGGTTGACGGGGGCGAGGTGTTTGTCAACCCGAAGCTGGTCACCAGCTTGCACGCAGCGGCGGGGCCGCGGAACAAGCTGGTCACCGGGGGAGCGGTGCGAAGCTGTGCGGGGCTTGCTTGGGCAGGCGCCGCCGCGATGACCGCTTGGTTTGCGCGTCTGTGGTGGGACGAGCCCCCGCCTGCGACCGCCCTGCGCGAGCCGGCGCCGCAAGATCCGGGGCTGCTCGCCGAGGCAGCGAAGCGGCTGCTGGACGACCCGGTGCTGCAGCTGGCGCTCGACCGGATGGAAGCAAAACTGACCGAGACCTGGCGCAATACCGCTCTGGGCCAGGCCGACGCGCGCGAGGCCGCCTACCGGCTGCACTGGGCCTGCGAGCAGTTCCGGTCCGAGCTCCGGGTGATGGTCGGCGCTGCCGCAATGGGCCGGCAGCAGACGCAGCAATGAACGTCGAGGGCTTGACGAACAAGCAGCTGCTGGTGCGGGCGTTAGAGCGGCTGGTCTCGGAAGTCGAGGCCGGGCTGGTGGCGCAGCAGACGCTGGAAATGGCGCGCGCCGCCCTCGTCGAGGTGGATCGGCCTAAAGGCACGAGTCGTCGCAAATGACGTTGAGCCGGCGGTTTTTGTTCGAGGACGGCACCGAATACGGGGTGCCGCTGCGCGCCGGGATCGACTTGCCGCTCGCGCGCCAGGAACACCTGGAAATGCAGATGCTGTGCGGCAGCCTGGCCGAGCAGCTGGCTGCGTGGGAAGAGCTTTGCGCCAACATTAAGCGGCGATAACCCGCCGGCGTCACCCGGCGCCGGTCACCCAGAATGGACGACACATGAGCGACACGCCCGGCCAACCGGTCGGCAGCGACGGCGCGTCTGCGCCGACAGAGCTAACCGAGCAACAGGTTATGGACGGCATCGAGGGCCTGCTCGACGAGCGCCCCCGCCGCCCCGAGAGACAGACGCAGCGACAACAGAACCAGCCCCAAGAGGCCTCTGATGTCCCTGCGGATGCGGAGGAGCCGGGGCCTGACCCTCGGCCTGGACCGGACGACCCGGCCCCCAGCGAGGAGGATGACGACTACACACCCGACCCGGAGGACGTGCCCGAGGGCGACGATCTTGCGGACCATCAGAGTGTTGTGCCGCCGAGCAGTTGGAATAAAGCCGACCTGGAAGTGTTTCGCGCGTTGCCACCCGAAGCCCAGGCGATAATCGCCCGGAGGGACACCGAGCAGAACGCTGCCTTTACACAGAAAACCAAGGAGCTCTCCGAGCACCGCCAAGCCCTTGAAAGCACGTTCTCGGAGATTCAGTCTGAGCGACAGTCTTACGCGCAAAACCTGCAGCAGCTGCTGTTCGTTGCCGCCCCGGAGGCCGAGCGATTTGCCAACGTGGACTGGCAGCGTCTGGCAGCGGAACAGCCTGCCGAATACGTCAACCTGACCGCGCAGCGAGACGCGCTGAGGGGCAGGATTGCCGGCATCCAGCAGGAGCTGCAGCGCGTCTCGGCCCAGAGCCAGCAAACCCAGCAGCAGCAATTCGCGCAGCTGCGGGGCGAGCAGGCACAGCGGCTGGTGGAAGCGATGCCCGATTTCGGCGACGCGACCAAGGGCCCGAAACTGGCTGGCGACATAAGAGGCTGGCTGCAAAAGCAAGGTTTTAGCGATCAGGAGATCGGCCAGGTCATAGACCACCGAGTCATCTTGGTTGCACACAAAGCCATGCTGGCAGACCGAGCCGCCACCGCCCGCCAGCAAGCCGAGACCAAGCGCAACACCGCCGCACCCGCTGTCCAGCCGCCCGGCAACGGCCGGCAGCGCAGCGACACTCAGGCGGCGCAGCGCCGGGCGCAGAAGATGAGCCAGCTCAGACGGTCTGGTAGCGAAAAAGACGCTATCAGCCTCCTGATGGATATCTTGTGATACCGCCCTAAGTAACCCTCTGATGGAGCCCAAGTAAAACCATGGCTATTATAACAGGAACCGCGACCACATTTAGTGGATCGCCAGGAATGCAAGGTTTACGCGAGGACCTCAGCGACATGATATACATGCTGAGTCCTTCTGACACCCCGTTCACGAGTAACGTCGGCCGCGGCAGCGCCGATGCAGTCTTGCATTAACCATCATTTGTGCAAGTAA